CCTTTCTTCTTCAACTGTCTGACATACTTCATCTTAGAAGCGTCAATATATCTCAGTTCTTGAATACCTTCTTCAGGTTTTTTTGTATCAATTACTTTGTTGTAGTATAGTCTTCCATCAATATACCAGTTACGGAAGATTTCGTGAGCCTTCTTATCAAAATCAAGTAACTCAAGAATATACTTAAATTCTTCTCTGACTTTCTTTTTAATACCATCACTAGCATTCAGATGAGATAATTCGATCTGAACAGGACTGTCATTGGTATCTGAAACAATTGCTTCGTTTACAATATCTTCAATTGCACTATCACACTCTGGATAGAGTGCCATACTACGGTAACGTCTAATTAGATCGTTCTCTGTTTTATATGTTCCTTCAATATCTACATATGAACCAAAAAACCCCGAACTAACATAGTGTTCGGAACCATCATCCTTAGATGGTGGAACCGGAGATACTACGCCAGGTGAGGGTTTTTCGTTATCTTCAATTGAGAATCCAAATAATCTCGCCATTATTATTATTGACTAGAAACTTCTGTTCTAGTATTTATCAACGAATCAATTCTTCTGTCACAGAACCAGTGTTGGATTCAGGTGATTCCCCGATGGTGAAGTATTGAACACTGAAGTTTACAGTGAATGTTTCGATTGAATTAGCCGAATCATAGTTCAAATCAATTGCACTGATGTCATTTGGCCAAATGTCATAGAACTTATAAGTTCTAAGAACAGAATGATCACCACCACCGTTTGTAGTGGCGAACTTCTCACGTCCTCTACCAAGTTGTTGGACATATGCATCAGTCATGTAAGAACCTGGGTTCGTTACACCTGTATTGTCCTCCAATTTGCTAAGAACATTAGACCACTTTTCAAAAGCGGTTCTGAGTCTGAAGTCTTCGTCATTCATGACGGTGACGGTCCAATCAGCAAACGTTCTATCACCAGCAACTTTCAGATTTCTACCTCTGAAAGGAATATCGATGGCGGCAACGGTTGATGCTGGAAGGTTGGCTGCCTTACAGAGGAATTTAAAAACTCCGTTCTCACCATTGTCCCCAGAGTTCCAAGCATCACTTATTGCTGAAGGAAACGAAGGGATTGAAACTTCAAATAAATTATTACGGGCTGCACCACCCGCCAATTTTGATTTGAATTGAGAAATGGTTTTTGGTTCTGCCATTGGTTTAGTACTCCTGTTTTAGATATTTGTAATAGTTATTAACCACGACCTGCAACTTCAGAGAACTGGACACCAGTTCTTGTAGCAATGAAGGTGAGAGTAACAAAGTTAATCGACTTGGTTGGTTTCAGGTAGATGTCTGCCCTAAACTCATTGTTGTCAATCGCTTCAGGAGTATTGTTGGTATCATCACAAACAATGAGGAAGTCATAAACACCCCTCTTAGCCTGAACATCTCTCAAGTATGGTTCAACAATGTTAACGAAATTCGACCTTGTGTTGCTGTCATTGAGTTCAAAGAGTTGAGCATTTGCAGCTCCTTCAAGTGCCTGTTCAACTGTAAGAAACAGTCTTCTTACGTTGATTCTGTCGAATGCAGAAGCGTAACCAAGAGCAGTCTTATCACCGAAGAGGATGATTCCACTACCTTTTTGATTGATGATGGAGTTAATTCTTGCAGGATAGAGTTGATCTCTTTGTGCTTTAGTAGGATTATATGCCAACTTGATGGCATTATTCAGAGTTCCTCTTTGAACACCAGCTGGTGAGAACCATGGGAAGGCAACCAGGTTAGTACGGGTCATCAGACCAGCAATATCCCCATTACATGGGATGTATCTGAACTCGTTATTGAATCTATCAAAAGTGTACTTATAACCACTATCAAAGATTGCATACGATGAAGAAGTAAGCGGGGCATAGAACTTCAGTAGATTTGTTGTGGCAGTTGTTGTGTTAGTAACATTAACAACGTTTGTTCTATGTGGTGAGATTGTTGCAACACAATCTTTTCTTGACTCTGCAATCGAGATGACCTTATTTGCCTTGGCTTGTGATCGTGACTCATCACTTAGACCAGGACCCATGATGATATAATCAACTTCGATCTCATCTTTATTAGAGAACAAATCGTAAGCAGTATTCAAGTCTCCCAGTTGAGCTTCCATTCCACCGTTTGCGGAATAGTCAACACCACCAGTAAAGGTGTAACTTACTGAACCGATAGACGAGAAGGTAACACCTTGTGCTTCTAGTCCCCAAAGACCTGCTCCAGTTACGATTGGAGTGAATGCCGCAGAGAAACCTGAAGCCAATGGAGTAGTTCCCCAATAAGAATCCGCTTCAGAAGATGGATTTTTACCAGCGAAAATATATGAAGAGTTATCCGCAACAAAATTCTTATAGAAAGTTTTTGTTGGTGCATCACCATCAGAGGTAGCGTCTGCTGCCTTAGAAAGATTTGTAAACCTCTCAAGGATGTTTCCTTGAATACCTGTTACTGAACCAGTGTCATCAACGACTACAACGTGAATACCGTCGTTTTTACCGTTTCTCTGGGAAACATAGTTTGACGTTACTGGTCTTGGTGCAATCGACTTCCAAAATACTGATGAGTTGGTCAATCCAAGAGTCTGTTGATCATACCAGTCAACAACTGTGTCTGCTGTTACAGTCAGAGTACTGATACCAGAGTTATTGACTAAGTTGACAGTAGCAGAAGCTGCAATTGACGCAGCGTTACTACTCTGTTGATAAGTGATGTTAGTTTCGGTGCTTCCAGAAATTCTAGAAACAATTTTAACGTCAATTGAACTGGAACCACCAGAATCAGTGGTAACACCAGTAATAATACCTTTAAGGTGACCGTTGAATACTGAAGTAGTACCCGCACCAGGAACAACAACATTATTAACGGCCACGGTAACACCGTAACCAATAATAACACCAGCAGCACGAGGGTTAGTAGTATTGATTCCGATTGTTTGGTCAGCAGCGTTATCAATAACACATATTTTTAAATTATCTGCCCAGCTACCAGGGTTCTTGGCTGCGTAGTTGAAATTAGTGTCAGTGGTATGATTTGCTTGATAATCGTCATAATTATCAATTCTAGCAGCACTAGTCATACTGGCTGATGCTGCACCAGCACCAGCATTAGAATTTCCTAGGGTCGAACCAGCGACTCTTGCAACTTTCAGTACACCACCATATGACAGGTAGGATGAAGCAGTCATCCAGTATTCATACTGTCTGTCAGTAGAAAGTGGTTTGCCAAAGGCACTGATGAGTTGTTGCTCTGTTTGAATGTCAATAGCTTCATTAACGGGGCCAAGTTCAAAGGGACCTGCAATTGCCCCGATGTTATCAAGAACGTTATCTGCCCTTCCTACCGTTAAATCAACTTCTCTGACAATTAAGCCTGGAGATAATTGAGGAGTCGCCATGTTTTGATTCTCCGTGATCTCAGTTTATCTAAAAATATTTATGATTATGGGTCTTTTCAGTGGGGAAATATGACGTGAGTCACCAATCTGGATAATTCCAATCAACAAATGGAGTTATTTTCTTTCTATTCTCTACAACTCTTCTAACAGTACACTCTTTACATTCATAAGAATAAGAAGATGCGACTGGTCCTCTATCCTTTCTAGTTCTATAAAAACCTTCTATCAGATTTTTTGTTTCTCCACATGTTCTACACTTTCTATCGTTCAGAAGTAAGTGTCCAAGTTTTATTTGACCATCCAAATCCATTAGTAATTCCAGAGCTCCCAACCACCAGCAGTATTTCCATACTCATCCATTTTATTATTCTGTGTGTACCATCTGTCACCATCACCATCTGTAAAACTATCCTCACCTAAGCCATCATCCAAAAACCCAAATGGTGCCATATCCTGCTCAATCTGGTTTTTTTGTTCATCATATAATCTCTTACGAACATCCTGATCAGTCAATTCTTTGAAGTAGTCCTGTGCAACCATCCATGCATAAATTACTAGACACATTGCAAGGTCATCATTACATCCTTCTTCTGCTTCAAAAGAATTGTTCTTCTGAATAAATGTAGTAAGTTCTGAAATAATATCATAATCCCA